CTCAAGCAAAAGCACAATATCTCATCTCCCTTGCAGAAGGAAGAAAAGATTGTATGGCAGTTGTTGGACCTCACAGAGCAGATCTTGTTGGAGTTACTAATAACGCAACACAGACCACTAACCTGATTCAATACTTCAGTTCACTTTCATCTTCATCATACACAGTATTTGATAGTGGATATAAGTACACTTATGATAGATTTAATAATAAATTTGTATATGTTCCATGTAATGCTGACGTTGCTGGTCTGATGACTCGTACCAATATTGTTGCATATCCTTGGTTCTCGCCCGCAGGACAACAAAGAGGAATCTTGAATAATGCGATTAAACTTGCATATAATCCTTCTAAGGCACAAAGAGATCAACTTTATCCATTGAGAATTAATTCAATTGTCACTCAACCTGGCGTTGGAACTCTTCTCTTTGGCGATAAGACTGCTCTTGGGTATGCATCTGCATTTGACAGAATTAACGTTCGTCGCTTGTTCCTCACAATTGAACAAGCACTTCAAGGAGCAGCACAATCTCAACTCTTTGAACTTAATGATGAACTGACAAGAGCAAACTTTAGAAACATTGTTGAACCATACCTCCGCGATATTCAGGCAAAAAGAGGTCTTTATGGATTCTTAGTTGTTTGTGATACCACAAACAACACTCCCGATGTCATTGATAACAACGAATTTAGAGCTGATATCTACCTGAAACCTGCCAAGTCTATTAACTATGTAACACTTACCTTTGTTGCCACAAGAACAGGTGTAAGTTTTGAAGAAGTTGCTGGTACAGTTTGATTTAATTAAACCATCAAAAAGGAGGAACTAAAAAATGGCACACACAATTCAAAATTTCAAATCAGCACTCGTTGGTGGCGGCGCCCGTCCCAATCTATTTGAAGTTAATATTCCATCTCCACCATCTGGGGTTAATTTAACTGCAAATTTCCCAATCCTTTGTAAAGCAGCTGCATTGCCTGCATCAAATGTCAATTCAATTGATGTTCCCTTTAGAGGAAGAATCTTCAAAATTGCAGGAGACCGCACATTTGATACCTGGCAGATTACTGTCATTAACGATCAAGATTTTACAATCAGAAGTGCATTTGAAACTTGGATGCAATCTATTGCTCAATATGGAGATGGAAGTGGTTTTACCAATCCAGCAGATTATATGAGAGATGCATTCGTCAAGCAATTCAAAAGAGGTAAAAGTAACTTGGGAACAGGTGTTGCTGAAGGAACTGGACTTGAAGTTGTAAAAACTTATCAATTCTATGATATTTTTCCAACAAATATCTCTGCAATTGATCTTTCATATGACACTACAGATACTATTGAAGAATTTACAGTTGAATTCCAAGTTCAGTACTGGACACCTGCTGCAAATAAAGCGTAATAAATAGTTTAAAGATAAAGACCAAAAAATAAATTATGACAAAATTATTTGGATTCTCTATTGAGAATACTGAGACACTATCACCCACTACTTTATCCCCTGTTCCTCCCAATAAAGAGGATGCATCGGATTTCTACTTAAGTAGTGGGTTTTTTGGTTCATATGTAGATATTGAAGGTGTTTATAGGACTGAATTTGACTTAATTAAAAGATATCGTGAAATGGCTCTGCATCCAGAGTGTGATAGTGCAATTGAAGATATTGTTAATGAAGCAATTGTATCGGATACTAACGACAGTCCCGTACAGATTGAACTTTCAAATTTAAATGCAAGTGATGGAATTAAGAAAAAAATTAGACAAGAGTTTAAGCGTATTTTAGAACTTTTAGATTTTGATAAAAAATCCCACGAAATTTATAGAAATTGGTATATTGATGGAAGACTTTATTATCATAAAGTAATTGATTTTAAAAAACCTGAAGAAGGTATACAAGAACTGAGATATATTGACGCAATGAAAATGCGTTATGTGAGGCAAGCTCAAAAGACGGATGCAAACAAATATAAACTTCCAAGTAGTAGGAATGTTGATAATCCTATGGATTATGATTTTCCACAACTTGAAGAATATTATGTATACAATCCAAAAATGACTTACCCAACAGGAACTCCAGCACCCGGAACTCTTGGCGGCGCAAATGATGGAATTAGAATGTCGAAAGATTCTATCACCTATTGCACTTCTGGTCTCGTAGATAGAAATAAGGGGTCAACTCTTTCATATCTCCACAAAGCAATTAAATCACTCAATCAATTGAGAATGATTGAGGATAGTCTTGTCATCTACAGACTTTCTCGCGCACCAGAAAGAAGAATTTTCTACATTGATGTTGGCAACCTTCCTAAAGTTAAAGCGGAGCAATATCTCAGAGATGTGATGATGAGATATCGTAATAAACTTGTTTATGATGCAAGCACTGGAGAAATTCGTGATGATAAAAAATTCATGGCTATGCTTGAGGATTTCTGGTTGCCTCGTAGAGAAGGTGGCAGAGGAACAGAAATTTCTACTCTTCCTGGTGGACAAAATCTTGGAGAAATTACAGATATTGAATATTTTAAGAAAAAACTCTATCGTTCATTGAATGTTCCTCCTTCAAGAATGGATGGAGAAGGTGGATTCAATCTTGGGCGTTCATCAGAAATTCTTCGTGATGAAGTTAAATTCAGTAAGTTTGTTGCTCGCTTAAGAAAAAGATTTTCTGCAATGTTTAGTGATATGCTAAGAACTCAACTGCTTCTTAAGAATATCATTACACCAGAAGATTGGGCAGTAATGGATGAACATATTCAATATGATTTTCTTTACGATAATCATTTTGCCGAGCTTAAAGATGCTGAACTTTTGAATGAGAGATTGAATATGGTTCAAGTTGCAGAACCTTATGTTGGCAAATATTTTTCCCAAGATTACGTGAGGCGTAAGATTCTTCGCCAAACTGATCAAGAAATTATAGATCAAGACGTTCTTATTAAAAAGGAAATTGAAGAGGGTATTATTCCAGATCCAAATATTCCCATCGATCCTGCTACAGGAATGCCAATGGATCAAAATGCGCCAATGGGAGATTTGGGAGCACCTGTAATGGAACCAAATACTGACGGAGTAAAAGATGGTGGTGCCACAGAAGCAGATGGTAGAGCAGCTGAAATGAACACCTCTATCACAAAAATGCCTAAGGGTGGAGAAATCTGATAAATAACAACGATTGCTTAATTTAAACTTATGGATGATTTACTAGATATGATTGCTGCTGACGAGTCTCCCTCTCAGATTAGTGATAAAATTAAAGACCTACTCTTCGCAAAATCTGCAGAAAAGATTGATACTTTTCGTCCTGCGGTAGCACAATCAATGTTTGGAGAAACGGAAGAAGAGTGATAGATGATGTCAGATCTATCAGACCTTTTTAAACTAGTTGTAGAAGGAAAAAAACAGAAAAAAGAAGAATTTAATTCTGTAGTCGGTGACTTGGGATTAGATTCTCTTTTTGAAGAATTTGCTATACTTAAGAGAGAAGAGAAGGAAAAGAAAATAGAGGTGCAAAAAGAAGCAGACGAATGTTTAATTGGGCATATTAGTCTCGATTCTCTTTTTAAGGAAGTATCTAATTTAAAAAAAGAAACTAAAAAGAAAAAAATACAAGAACAAAAAACTGTTAAAGCATTTGAAAAATGGTTATATTCTGAGACACCTAAAGAACAAGAGCAAATTATTGAAGATATAATTGAAGAATCTTTAGAAGAAGTTCTTGAGAAATTAGAGGAACACAAAGAGGAACTTGAAGAGCAAACATTAATTGAAAAATCTTTAGGACTTCTTGCTGAACCATCAGATACTAAAGTTCAGAACGACCGATTAACACCTTTAGATCAAAAGTTTGCAACACTTGACGACCTTCAAAAACACTATAATACTTTCCTAACTCGCATTCAACAACAACTTTCCACATTAGGTGGAGGTGGTGAAACTCGCCTTGAGTTCTTGGATGATGTTGATAGGAACTCCGCAAAGACTGATAATTACTTTCTCAAGTACGATGCAACTATCAATAAATGGGTAGGAGACCCTGCAGATGGTGCTGGTATTACAAGTATCGTATCAATTTCTGGGGTAACCACATACTACCAATCAACAGACATTGATGATTATATTGGAGTAAGTGCCGATGTTCCCGTAACAATCGTATTACCACAAATTCCTTCTTATGGCAAGAAACTGATTGTAAAGGATGAGGGAAATAAAATTAATACATATAATATCACCGTCCAAGCAGGTATTGGAAAAAGTGTTGAAAATGATAGTTCAGTAGTGATGAAAATTAACCACCAAAGTTTTACTTATTTTTATAACGGCAATAACTGGTATATAATCTAATGTCTTATAATCCTCTTCCACAACCAGCAACCGCAGTAGTTCTTACAGGCATATCTACTACACCAGTTTCTTTTGAGAACCCATTTCCAGTATCTCTTGGAAGTTCAAATATTACAATTAATGGTGATGTGAGTATTGGAGCAACTGTGGATGTTGCAAGTACTCCAGAAAATCCAGTTCATACTCACATCACAGAAGTTGGGATAAGTAGCATTTTAACTGTTCCATATCTCCCAGTCGGTATTTCAACATTACTGAATACTGTAAGTATTGGAACTACTGGGCAAGTATCAATCAATCTTAATAATTCACCAGTCAGCACCACAAATCCATTTCCAGTTACAGGAACTGTTGATATTGAATTACCGCCAATAGCAACAGATGCATTTGGTAGGCAGAGGATGTCTACGCCACTCACTCTCTTTGATTCATCTCACAGATACAGGGACAATAATCTTTGGAGTGGTTTAGTTGTTGGTACTGGTTCAACAGTTGGATTTGTAACTGCACAAGGTTTAGTAAATTTAACTGTTGGTGTTGGAAGCACTGCATCAATCATCAGAGAAACTACAAAAGTATTTTCTTATCAACCAGGAAAGTCATTAGAGGTTTTAACTACTTTTGTAATGAATCCAGCAAAAGCAAATCTTCGTCAAAGAGTAGGATACTTTGGTGCAGATAATGGAATGTATCTGGAACTTGATGGAAGTAATTTGTATTTTGTAGAGAGGACTTTTGTAACTGGAATTACAACAGAAACAAGAAAAGCACAAGAAGATTGGAACATTGATACGATGCTTGGTGCAGGGCATCTCAATCCATCTGGTGTCACATTAGATATCAGCAAAGCACAAATTCTTTGGATGGATATTGAGTGGTTGGGACTTGGAACTGTAAGATTGGGATTTGTAGTTGATGGTAAGTTTATTCATTGCCATTCATTCCACCACGCAAATAGAATTAACACAACTTATATCACATCAGCATCATTACCATTAAGATATGAAATTGCTAATACAGGAATTACAACCAGTGCAAGCACACTTAAACAAGTTTGTTCTACTGTAATTTCAGAGGGTGGTTATGAACTTCGTGGATTGCAACAAGCAGCAGGAACACCTGTTCAAACACCAGTTGATTTAACAACTGCAGGAACTTATTATACTGTTTTATCAATTCGCCTTAAAGCAACGCCAAATAGATTGGATGCAATTGTAATTTTAACTGCAATCTCACTTCTTGGTATTACAAACAATGCAACCTATAATTGGCAAGTAAGAGCAAGTGGAACGTCTAATGGTGGAACTTGGACTGATGCTGGTAGCGATAGTGCTGTTGAATATAAGATTAATGGAGGAACTTATACTGGAGGAAGGGTATTAGCATCTGGATACACATATGGTTCTAATCAAGGTTCAACATCAGTAGATATTCTCAAAGAAGCACTATTTAAGTTCCAGTTAGAAAGAAATGCACTAACTGGAACACCTTATGAACTTTCTATTGTATGTGCTGCTGATGCTAATGGTGCAGATATTCATGCTTCTATGGACTGGGAAGAGATTAGTAGGTAATAGAGATTTATAAATAACTAATAAATGTAATTATAAGAATAATGGCACATAGACCAGTTGGGGCTGGATCCTCATTCACATTTACGGCAGGTGCTGCATCAACTTCTTCAGTATTTACGGTTCAATCAAGTGTTTTGAGAGTAGTTGCTTTAGGCGGTGCTGCTTTTATTTCAGTTGGAGCAACTCCATCCGCAACAGCAGCAGATTATTATGTTCCATCTGGCGGAACTGAAACTCTTGCATTGACAAAAGCATCCAATAGAGTAGTTGGTATAACCACAGGCACAACTACAACTGTCAC